CCGCGAATTCGCCCGCCTGCCCGACAATGGCAACGTTGATAGCATTGTCATTCGGGTCAATCATCGCGGCGGTATCCTCGGGCGTTTCGAACACTGGTCTATTCTGCCGCCGCTGCCGAGCGCGCTTTAACCTCGCCCAAAATACGGCCGCGACCGGTCGAGCGCAAAATGTGCGCGTCGTTTTTGCCGACTTTCACTTTTGCGCCTTTCTTGGTTTTTTCGCCCTTAACAATCGCGCCGCGCAATAGCTCGACCTCGAATACCCTTGGTTTTTCATTAACTCGCATTTCTTCACCTTTCGATAAAATGGCCGGGCGGTATGCGGTCCGCCCGGCCGGTTACGCCTGGCCGGCTGGCCTAAGCGTTAACGCTAAAACTGCCCGCGTGTCGAACACCAATATCGATATCCTGGAACACGCGCAACACCAAACCACCCGAGGCGGCTTTTTCGGCTTTGTCCGGCTCGACATCGAGCACGCCCCACATGCCAATAATTACATCTTCATAATTACCGAACACAATCGAATTCGCGGCGAGCTGGGTAGAAACCTGAACAGGGTAACCGTTCATTTCGCGGTTCTGCATCAAACGAATTCCCGAACCAGAATCGATAAACGTCGTCTTTGCGCTGCCTTGCACTGGCGCCGTGACACAATAAGCCAGCGTTCCGCCGAGCGCGTTAGCGCTTAACACATCGGTTTCGAACTCGACAACCTCGACAAAAGTCGGCGCGCCAGGCGCCGCAATAGTCGACGTCCCGACACCGCTCGTATTGACGATACCAGTCGGTTGACCGGCAGCGCCCGAACCTTCAAACGCGGCCAGGTCAATCGCGAGTGTCGCGCCCTGCGCCATATCGTCGAGAAGCATAGCCTCAACGCTCGGCGCAGACTGTTTAAGCAAACGGCGTGAAATCGGTACCTCGCCGACAACCGTTTTCGGCGCCATCGCGAGCGTTCCAAGAACAGCATCATCGGGCGTCGCGTCGGCGTCTTCCGTTACCCAATTAAACGCGATACCACCGTCAAGCCGAGGGATATCGACATTGCCGATAAGACCAGGCAAAAACCGAGCATTCAAGCGACCCATCAAAGCGCGCGCGCGTAACAGGTCGATAAAGCTCGACGCTAAATGATCCGTCCCGACCAGGTAACCGCCGCCCGTCGCGCTGCCAACCGTCATAACACGCTGACCGTCATACTCAACGATTTTTTGCCCGCGTCGGTCGGTCCGCGCCGCTTGAATCTCAAACGGTACATAAAACCCGTTTGGCTCTTTTCCGACTTCATCGGAAATAGCACGCGAGCACTCAAATTCAAACCCGGCATTTTTAAAGTCACCGTTATGGAATGCCCGAGCCGCCCGCAGTAACGAATATTCGCTAACCTCGGTTTTTGTTAGCCCGAGCTGACTCACCGGCTTTTCATCCTGGCGTTCTGCAACCAGGTCGAGGCAACGACGATTAAATTTATCGGCCGACCATTCATCGCCGATAGCTTTCTCGGCCAGGTCGTCACAGTCAAAACGTTTTCCGGTCGCGGTAATTTCACGAACGCGCGCAGTTTCCGCGCGGCGTGCTTTTTGCCGTTCCTGGTCAACGTCGATCTCGATCCGCTTACCATCAAGCGAATCGTCTTTTTTATCATCAGACATAGTTATTTCCTCTGGAAAGGTTTTGCCCTGGTCGGCGCGCCCGACTTGTGCAGTCGGATCGGCGCCTACGGGCGTAAAAGTAATCTCGGTCGGTTCCCATCGCGTCGCAATTAGCTTCGGAATTTCGCCGCTTCGATCCATTCTGTATTGATGTATCTTGTAATGGCACGACACATTGCGCCGAATCCCGTCGGCCGCGTCGTGTAGCAAGCGCTCGGCGCGCGGTTCAACCTTGGACAAGCGAACCACCGCCCGGCCGGATTTATCCGCGTCAATTTGCGCGTTTTCTACAACCCCAATTTGACCGTCAAAATCTTTATCATGGTCTACCAGGACCGGCGCCCCGTCTCGTAATCTACCAAGATCACAAGACGCGGCGTCGTGGTTTAAAATCTCGTCAACAATTTCGCCATTGTGCCGAGTGCGAACCGGGTATTCGCTGGAAAATCGCACTTGAATGGTTCGCGCCTCAATGTCAACGGCGCCAGCGTCAAAACTTAGCTGGCGTTCATTGTCGAGTAACTCGGTTTTATCATTCATCGTTTTGAACCTCGGCTAATGTGACGCGCGCGTCGAGCTGGTCGACGTTTATACCCAGCTCGGCGGCGCGTTCTTTTTCATATTGCAACTGCTCGAATGTTTCCTCAAGATCGCCGCCCGATTGCGCGATGATATTTTGTCGCGTCTCGGTACCGATCCCGAGGTTTTGTTTATTCGCGTCGCTGTCCTTTTTCGGATCGACCCAGGCCCAGCCGCGCGGCTGCCATTTTATCGCGTCGAGTTTCTCGCCGACGTTACGCATCGGCAAACTCAATTCGCCGTTTAAAATCGAACGTGGTACCCACCAATCATAGACGCGCTGGTGAAAATGCGTTTTTACAAAATTCTGTAAAACCCGCCACTGGTCGCGTTCCTCCAGGGTACCGCTGCGGATGCTTGAAAAGTTAACGTTTTCAAGATCACCCGACAAACCCGCATAAGCCACATTCAAACCCGACGCGGCGCCGCGCACGACGGCGCGAATAAACCCGTCGAACGCGGTTGTTGGGTGCGTCGGATCGTGGTCTATCCATTCCTCACCCGCCGAAAGCTGCAGAATAGTACCAGCCTCGATGCTGCGCTCCGCGCCCTGGTCGGCGTATTCGTCGCCGCCGTCGTCGGGCGCAAAATCTTGAACATTCGCGCTGTCCCCGGTCGGCGACTTAACAATACCCATTTTCGAACTTCCCTCTATAGCGGCGACTAGTTCGGCTTCTTCATAAAGCCCTATCATATTAAGCCGCCGAATCGCAGTATTCGCCCAGGGTATACCGCGCGCTTGTTCGGCGTGATCCGTGATAAAAATATGAATGATTTGCTCAGCCGGGATAATAATATAATCCTGTTCAGGGTAGACGTTCGCCCAGGCGCGCAGAGAATTGCGCCGCAGATGGTAATTGATAATCTGCCCTTGCTGGTCGAACTCGACGCCCATAATGACGACATTACCGTTCGGCAATTCCCGACAATTGTTTTCGTCGAGATATCCGGCCGGTAATACGCGCAGCTTCATTCCATGCCCCTGTTTGGGCGTATCGATCCGCTGAATTAACGCTTCACCGTCAACACCCAAGTTCGCGACAACTAGCCGCTCGATGTCATGGAATGACATCGCGCCATTAATCCCGCAATTTTCAGGCTTGCCGAAATCCGCCCAAGCGCGCTCAAGTTCGCGATTATCCAGCGTGTCGGGCTTTTTGCCGTCGCGCTGTTTCATGCGACCTTGTAAACGGATACCGTTGACCCCGATGATATTCGATTGGCAAAGGCGAATAAATTTTTTGCCGTAATCGTTATTCATAAACAAATCGCGCGACCGGGCGCGCATCAACCGCAAGCCCTGTCGAATCTCGGTATTGATCGGACCATGTGAACCGACAAAACTCGACGTTAATCTATCCTGCAGACCAGCAGAAAACGAACGCTGTCCGTCGCGCTGGCGCTGCAGACCAATAGTCGGTTCACGGCGAGACAATGCCACGCTGCGCGAACCAGGCGCCGCGACTTCAGAGCGTGAAAATAACCGAGGGAATTTGAAATTCATAGACGCGCCTTAATAGTGCCAGAATGCGGTTTACCGCGTCGGTTAGCCTCTTTTCGGTTAGCTTTTATTAACCTGGCCTCCCAAATATCAAGCCATTGATTTAACACGAGCGGATCGCGCGTCGCGCTCGACTCGACATCGAGGGAATACGAAAGCGTGTCGAGCTGGCGATTTGTGGCGCGGCCGAGTAACGCGGCTTTTATCGCCGCGACCATTTTTCGCGGATGCGAGCGCGGATCGGTCGAATCTTCGTCTTTGTTATCGATAACGCGCGTCGTACCTTTTTCGACAGTGACGCGCGCGAGGTCGGCGATCCGGTAAACGTATAAATTCCAGAAATAAAGCCCGGCTTCAAATTCCTGGCTATCAATACCTTCAAGTTTAAAAAGATACTCGCCACCGTCGACGGCCGACGCTATCGTTTTTTCAATGGCCGGATCACCTTCGCGGCGCATCACATACGCGAGCGTATACAGGTCGGTCGGGTAATCGGGCACATATAAATTATTGCGCCAAGCGTGAAAATCGCCCCGAACGATACAGCTCGGGTTTTCATGCGGCGCGATTGAATCGTCAAATAAATTCATGGCGTCGAAATATAAGCCGTTTTATAAATCATCGGTTACCAACATTTGAGACGTTATTCGACAGCTTCTATAAATTGCGGATTATTCGTGTACAAAGTACCGCCACCGGGAAAGGTTAACTTGCCCCGATAAGACCATAAGCCGAGCTGGTCGATATCGCCCGAAATAGTCGTATAGGCAATTATTCCATCGGTCCCGTCCGTTAGAAAAGCGGCGACTTTTTCGACCTCGGTCCCGTCGGGCTTAACTAAAATTATCGCCCAGCCCGTCGCGGTCGATATGTCATCAACCTGGTTAAGCGTTTCAAATTCGACTTGCAAGCTAACAGCAACGTCGCCGAGCACCGTTTTATTCATCCGATAGTTCCTCGCGTTTTTAGAATCGGGTTATAGTCCTGCCGGGTTTTTAATACCGGGTTATAGTCCTGGCGCGTGCGGATAAAATAGACCGCATCGCCGAACGGCATCGAGAAAAGAAATTCCGTGTCAGTGACCAGGTTAGCGGCGACGGTCACCGGTCCAACCGTCGCGCTGAGCGCGCTTAGAACTTCTGATTCGGTAACCAGGTTAGCGGCGACCGTGACCAGTCCAACCGTGACGCCGAGCGCGCTTAGAACCTCTGATTCGGTGACCGGGTTAGCGCCTATCGTCTGACCGGCGCCAGGCGTCGACGGCGTAACACTCGATAGAACCTCTGATTCGGTAACCAGGTTAGCGGCGACCGTGACCGGTCCAACCGTGACGCCGAGCGCGCTTAGAACCTCTGATTCGGTGACCAGGGTAACCGTAATCGATTGACCGCCGCCGCCAGTAGCGACTGGCTCTACCGCGCCGCGCCAGGCTTGATTTTCGTTACCGCTAGCGCCGGTCGCGGCTGGTTCTACCGCGCCGCGCCATCTTTTAAAAACATTAGCCACTACTGCCCCGCGAAATCGTCGGGAATCGAACCTTCCTTAATGCTGCCAGTATCGACCGGAGAGAAATCCCCGCCTGCCGCGTCGGTAAATGGCGAGGCGCCGAGCGTTTCATTTCCGATACCTTTCCAATCATCTAAAACTATCGGGGGCGCATCAAAACCCGAGTTGTAATTGTATTGCGAATTCCCGGCAAAAAGGCCAACAAACCCGCCAGAATTGTCGCGCAATGCTTCGCTGCCTGTGCCGTTTCCGCCGTGCATAATATTATTAATGATCGCGCTGATTCGCGCCGAACCCTGCTTTTCAATAGCGTCGCCAATCGCCGCGCCATCATGGAAAATAGCATTACTAATCGCCGCGCAGCCAGCCGCCAGGTTAATACCGAGCGCCGATCCGCTCAGGTTATAAATATTACGATAAGCTAAACCCAAACCCGCCGTTTGAGCAAAGGCCGTTCCTGAGTCCATTGTATTAGCACCCGCTGCGTCGAAAAAAT